AACTATGTAGCAAAAACTAGTATAGCTTCTACCCTAGATACATTAGGCTTTAAAAAAGTTTCTTTAACTAATGGAGTATTAAGTGTTACTGATGCTAATAATGCAACTACAACAATTACTCCGCTAACATCGCATCAAAGCCTTGCAGATTATGCTACTATTGCTACTGTGAATAGTTCTATCTCAACTCTTAATTCAAGTATAGAAACGGTCAATGCTAAAATTCCACTAATTTCTAGAACTAATAATGGAGATATTCAGTATCAATATATAGAAAATAATGAAACTAAAACTACTTTATTGGCTTCAACTACGCAAGTAGCAAATGAAATAGCTACATCTGCTGCAAATACTTTAGCTAGTGCTAAAAGTTATGCTGATGGAGTTGGAACAACTGCCATTAGCTCTGCAAAATCTGAAATTAAATCAGAAGTTAAAGATGAAATTTCTGAATTATATGAGCCAAAATTTAGCGCCAATCACAAATTATCTTCTTCATTAATTACAGGCTTATCTGATGTTGCTGTTAGTGGAGATTATACTTCTTTAACTAACACACCAGATATTGCTGGAATTAATTCTAATATTTCTACACTTTCTACAAGCTTAAGCACAGTCACAGCTAAAGCAAATACTTTGGAAACAAATTTAGGAACATTAAGTACTAATCAAACTTCATTAGCAAATAGAGTTACAACTGTTGAGACTAATAAAACTGATTCTACTGAAGTTAATAGTTTAATTGCTGGACATAGTGCTGTTACATCTAAAGTCACATTAAATGAAGCTATTGCCGGAGTTAAAGCAGATAATGATATTAAAGATATTCAAGTTGCAGCTATTACTGCAGACATGAGCGCTGGCTGTAGACCTGAATTTCAACATGTTCTTTGCGCAGTAAGCAATAAAGCTAATTCTTCAGATACAACTAGTAGATTTGGAATTCAATCTATTAACATTAGTAATACAGCTACTTTAGTTTGTTTTGATTCAATTTCTACAACAAGTCCTGCATTTAAGATTTATCGTAAAGTAATTGTTAATAATAAAACTTATTTTGAATATTTAAATGATAAGCTTGGTTCTTATTCTGGTTCTCAATGTTCTATTGTTACATCAAGCACTAGTCCAACATCAAATAGTCTTAGTTCAATAACTGAAACTACTACTTATAATGCTGGAACTACTTATTACTACTATTATAAAGTAGTTGGAAGTACTACTACTTATTATCCAATCTATTGTTATCGTGCCATTTCACCTGGCTTTGGATTATTAGCTAGAATGGCTAATTTAGAAAATATACTATTAGAATATCAAGTAGTTAAACAAGCTTCTTTTATTGCTCAAGCTTTGGGCTGTGGCGTTGAACTTAACGAAATTCCTGTTATTGAAAATTCTGTAGCAACTTTGGATACTAATACATCTGCCTATACTATTAATACCACTACTACTGAAACTAACTGGACCCCAGATTATTCACAAGCACAAATATACTCTGTGCAAGCTTTAGATAAAAATCGTCTTGTCATGACACCATCTGGTAAGATGTATTCTGCTGAAGCAATTAACTTATATATGGCTACTGGTGAGCTTAAATAATAAAATAAATTTAATAAATTTATTTAAACAAATAATTGCTAAATTATATGAGATAAGGAGCAAAGAATGAAAAGTATTAAATTTCCTAATATGTTTGCAGCTAATAGTACTAATGTTTGGAAGTCTTCTGAACAACTTTCAGCTACAAAACAAAATGCAATTTTATTACTTTATACTGAAAAAGGTGAACTTTTTGGTGATCCTTACTTTGGTGTTCTCTTAAAACATTATTTATTTAATCAAAATAGTTATATTTTAAGAGATGCTCTTATTGATGTAATTTATAGTCAATTAGCTTTATTTATTCCACAAGTTAAAATAAAACGAGAAGATATTGAGATAGTTCAAGATAAAGAAAGAGGAAAATTATATTGTACTTTTTCTGGAATTAATCAAATAGACTTTCAATTAAATACTTATAACTTAATCCTATACGAGGATATGACTATCAACTAAAGGAGCTTAAAACATTATGATAAATAAAAATGAAGTACAAGCTGTTCAATTATCACCAACTGCACGTGATTTTTATCAAATTTGAAATGAACTCTTAGAAACAGCTACAAAATTATCAAAACGCTGGGACCCAACCTCTACTAATGAAAGTGATCCTGGTATTGTTTTACTTAAAGTTTTAACTGCTATTGCGGATAAATTAAATTATACAGTTGATAAAAATATTCTTGAAGCTTTTATGCCAAGTGCTACACAAGAAGAAGCTATGAGAAAACTTTGTGATATGCTTGGCTATAATATGAAATACTATCAATCTGCTACTACAGAAATTCAAATTTCATACACAGGTGAAGATGAATTAGATGCTAATACTGGTTTAACTATTCCACAATTTGTTAATATTAAAAATACAGATGAAGATGTAAACTATGTTACTGTTGAAGCAACTACTCTTTATAATGATAACCCTATGAAAACAGTTGAAGCTATTGAAGGTGCGCTAGTAGAAGTAGAAACAGAAGATGACGAAAATAAAGTTACTACTCTAAACCTTGATGATAACAATAGATTTTATTTTCCAGAAACACAGGTTGCTGAAAATGGTATCTTTGTTACTAATAGCACTGATGGTGCAGGCACTCCTGACTTTAGCGAAAATAATCTTTGGACAAAAGTAGATAACTTAAATACCCAACCATTAAATACTCGTTGTTATAAATTTGGTTATGACTCTAAAAAAAATATTCCATATATTCAATTTCCAGATGATATTAATGCTATTATTGCAGATGGTTTATATATTAACTATATTAGAACATCAGGCATTAATGGTAATATTTCAGCACGCTTCTTAAATACCATTGAATTTACTGAAGATACAGAAAGTGCTGAAAATAATTTATTAGTAGCTAGTAATTTTTCAGTAACTAATACTAAAATTGCTAATAATGGTCGAAATCAAGAAACATTAAATGATGCTTATAATAACTATAAAAAGACAATTGGTACTTTTGATACATTAGTCACTTGCCGTGATTATATGAATAAAATTTATCAAATGACTGTAAGCACAACTGATACTACTCCTCTTGTTTCTAATGTTATTGTTTCTGATATTCGTGATGATATTAATCGTGCCATTGAATTATGTAGCTTTAATGAATTTGGTATTTGCTATGTAGACCAATCTCTCACTAATGCTGAACAACATACTTATATTGACAAAGATGATCCAAGTAAAACCGCTACTGTTATTGAATATGTAGACAAAATAAATCATTTTGATTTAATTCTTTATCCATTTCATATTTATAATAACTTAAATACAGCTAAAGACTTCCTTAACTCATTTAAGTATTCAGCTGAAAATAAAACAGAAATTATTGCAAACTTAGATGATAATAAAGCTATCTCTCATAATATAGTTTCTCCAGATGGTGGAGAAATAGCTTGTATTAAAATTTATTTAAAATTAAAAGCTACTATTACTACAACTAAAAAAGTAAACTCTACTGAAGAAAAATCAATTCTATCTGCAATTAAATCAGCATTATTTAATGAATTTAATATGCGTAAAATTGACTTTGGTGAAGAATTAGTCTTTGATTCAATTTATAATTGTATTCAAAATGCCGATGTTAGAATTAAAAATGTTTCATTAGATGAACCAATTCCTTATGTAAAATATTGTTTCTGTGACGGAAATGAATATGGAACTCATGATACTACAAGTACTTTAGGAAGACAAGCTTATAATAAATTAGTATTAAAAAATATTCTTGCAGGTAGAGTCCCATTATTTAACTATGATGAAAACTTTGAGCCAAGTTTTGCAGAAGCTGCTACAGTTAGCGGTGGTACTACAATTAGACCTATTCAAGAATCAATTGTAAGTTTAGAAAGCTCATTTACTCCAAATGTGGCAAGCGGTATAACTCTTACTGAAAATGAAGTGATTAGATTTAGAGCTCCAAGTTTTAAAACATTAAAAACTTATCCAGCTTATATTAACTACTATTTACATTTAACATCAGGTAGTATTGCAGCAGAACCAGCTATCTTTATTACATTACAAAATTATTTTAACACTGACTCCAAAGTAACTGCCTATGCCCAATATTGTTATGATAAAAATTTAATTGGTGCAAGTGATAAACCTTTAGAACAAAAAACATATAATACATTCCCATCTCAGACCACTGTAACAAATAGGCTATTTAAAGAAACTAGTGGTATTTTGACATTAGTTTCTTCTAGTACTTTTGTTGCTGGCTCAAGCTACTATCATCTTAATCTAAAATCTCTTGACTGCGTAGCTGCTTTAAATCGTTGGATTAAATCTACATTTACAAGTGCTCAAGTTGATAATTTAACTGACCCAGAAACTGAACTTGGACTTTATCGTAAAGGAAGCTATCATGATAATCCAGGATATTTAACTACAGCTGAAGGTCTTAGATTTGCTAGAACTGACAATTATGTTAGCTCTGCTGATGATGAATGAAATACTTATTATGTTCCTAGTGATTTAGGAAAAGATGCTAGCTATTTTGGTATTGCTAATGGTGAAGAATATTTATTAAAAGCTGGTGAATATTTGTTAATTAACTATACAGAGTCTAGTTCTGTTTCAGACCAAGAGACTGGTACCATTAAAAATATTGTTTACAAGGGCGGTATTTCTAATGATCCAATAATTATTAGACCAAGCGGATTTACAGATAAACTAATATCAAGTGAAAACTATAGAAAATCACATAGTTTTTCTAAAACTAGTGGCTTTAGTTTTGAGGGCTATAGACCTGCAGGTTTATTCTCTTTAGGAACAAGTGAACAAATTGAACTTAGACAAAAAATTGAAGTTACATTAGATGATCCTCTTTGTTATTTATATTGGATTAGAAATGATGATAGTAATGAAGAATCAGACATTTATTCTACCTTTACTTTTAATGAATCTTATGTCAT